GTGGATCTTAATAACGGCAAAAACATGTCCTGAGCGCATTGAGGCGTCGACAGTGTAGTTGCCCTTATAGATCCAATTGCGATACATCACCTGTTCTACTGTTTCAATGGAGGTGGTGGCAGCTATTGTTGAAGGGTTGTCGGGGAGTTGGTCTGGCATATGGGTAAGTGAAGTAACAGTCCCGGTTTCCCCACCGGGTGAAAGTGTTGAGCCCAAAGCAGACATGATGAGTTCTTTAGATGAATATCTATACAATTGTTGCGAAATGATGATGATGATGATTATGATAATGATTATGATGATTATTTAGCATACAGGTTTATGGGAAAGTACAATGAGTATTAGTACCTCTTTCGGGGGCATGTGAGGAATGACCAGTGCTTTTGGATATTGTGCATCAACCGAGGTTGCTGGAATTATTACCCCAAGTCCCCCTGGGGGCCCCATAAGGGGCCCAAGGCGCTAGGATGATTTATACAAAGTAGTAGCCGAGTTGTGAGGCTGCTTCTTGCCACAGTGGTGGCTGGACGAGGATGTCCGTGTTTTTGGTTTGGTCTATGAGTTCTTGACACCAAAGCTCATATTGTTGTTTTCCATGGAGTGCCATTTCTGGGAAAAGTGCTGCGATGTGCTCAGCAATAGCCGCGCTGTCTTGAAGCATTGGCCATTTTCCCCCAAGAGATGGAACATGAGTTGCATTCACTTCGTACGAGGACGGGCCTTTAGACCATGCAATTGATTTCCCAATTGAATGTTTCGAGAGGGGGCCTACGTGCCATCCTTGTATCATCGAGAAAGTACGTTTTAGAAATTCAAGTTCTTCAAACGGAACATAATCAGGCTGCTTTCCGCCAGTTTTGTTAATGTCCGTTATCGTGAAACCATATTTCTTTGATTTCTCCTTGAAAGTGTTGAAGTTAAACCACTCATATCCATCCTTAACTGTACAGGCATTGTCGTCACCATAGACTATGAGGCATACTGCTTTCTTAAATGCTCTCCAAGTGGCCAGTTCTGGAAATCCATTCTCTATAGCAAGTTCACACCACACAATGAAGTATAGTGCCCAAACGATCTTGGAATTTTTGATGGCAGTGTCAGGACATCCTGATACCATTCCTTGAAGCATTCGAAGAACTTCCTTTCGGGAAATGATCATAGGGTCTTCAACAGCAGCATGCAAATGGGTTCTTATAGTGTTACCCTTTGCCACGTCTTCTCCTGGGGCTGAACAACGGTCATAGATTATCTTATCAACAATTGCTGCTTTCTGTATAAATACTGTACTAACAGACGTATCAAAGTTCTCCATATCCGAGGCAAAACCCTTGTGGCTGTGCATTCTGAGTTTAAGTCCCATGAGGTGGCGGTCGTGCATCTTGTTGGATGTGCCAACTTTGATTGGCAACAGAGAGTGCATTTCTGAGATTCGGCTCATTGCCGCTCCAAAGTACATTCGATAAGCAATTAAGTAATCAAATGGTCCCGAGAAGAAGCAACGTGTTTTTTGAACATCATAGATCTTTTTGAGCTTGAGAGGCTCATCTTTCAGGTAGACAACGAAGGGTGCAACGATGTCTACGCCTTTTGAGGCGCGATGGATTATTGTGTCGATGTTGGAAGATATCTCTTGAGCGCCAGGTACTTTATGGTTAAAATACCATTTGAGATTCTTCTCATTCTGATGCAGGAAATGCTGCTTGTTGTGGCCATCGAGGCAATAAGGAAAGCCAGCAGATCCCGAGCGATCGATTGGTCTGATCTTGTCATACTCACTCCAGTCTGGGGTATTAATTGCTTCAGTCTTAGACCAAACACGAACAGTCTTGCCCTGATTAAGGAGCACGGTGGCGATTTCGTTCCCGATATTAAGCATTGCAGTTTCCACCAAAGCATCATTTCCTTGGTAAGGGTGCCTATTAGTGGCACATCGTTGAAGTCCAGCATAAAGTGGTTTGAAACCATTACAGCGTGGATCATTAGTGCTCATGAGTGAAGGTTCGAAAGCGTCTGTGTCCTTAAGAGAAAGTCCTGTAACATATTCTCTAGTGGTAGAAGGGCAATAGACTGCCTTTGTTGTTGTTCCGATGCGTTGAAGCCCTGAGTGCGCACATTGTTTGATGATGTTGCGAAATTTAATTTCCTGTGGTACCGTTCTCTGTGGTACACATTCTTGTTTGATTCCCTTGAGCATATCGATGACATATTCACGAGTAATATGACTACCAATAGAAGCAGTATTAGAACCAGCACGATGTATGGCCATGTATTTAGCAGGTATACGAGGATTCTGCAAAAATACTGGTGATCCACAATCTCCTTCGAGAGAGTTGCCAGAATAACCAAGATGTCCAAGCTTTGCACTGTAGTGACTGTGCTTGCCTTGGATAACATCTGTCTTGTAGGTGGTCATGGCAGTATGGTGGATATGGACATAATCTTCGTAAGGCTCCTTTACCGCAAGGAGGATTGGTATGCCAGTTTCATTCCTGGAGAAAAACGCTGAAAGATCTTCTTCAGAAGTTATTCTCTTTGTTATATCCTTAAATGGTTGGATATTTGAATCGATTTCGAAGAAGGCATGGTCATAATCCTTCGCAACATGGTAGAGGTGAATCGGATGTTGAGTATTGCCTATCAAGATAGTCAGTTCCTTGATATTACTAATGTGGGCAACGGTGATTCCTCTCTTTCCAGCCAAAACTGTGCCCCAAACTACATGTGTTCCATCATTGCAAATGGAGAATGTTTGTTCTTGAACACGTTTGCTTTCCCTGTTCACGAGTGGATCATACATACCCTGTTCAACGATAGAATTTGTAGGCATCAGAGCATGCGTCTTGGGAAAAACTGTTCGAATGTAATTAGTGAGAGAAGCCGGTGGACGAATAGTATGATAAACGGAGGTAGGGAGAACGTTAACGACGATGTTGTTAGAATCCATATCATAAGGTATTCCAAAAGCATGTGTGAATGCATAGACGCTTCCATAGTCAATTGAATCGTTGGACGTAAGGTCCACAATTGTGCCAATTGATGCATAGATAGCAGGATGATCGAATTTCTTGTGCTCAAAATGAATTGAACGTCCACACGCCGCAGTAACAGTGTTTGGCACCTGCACGGTTTTCCATTGTGGAGTGAGTGGAACTCGAATAACTTGGAATTTACCTCTTGTGTTAGATTCCCTTGCATAAACGATCTCTTTCTCATAGTACAAGCCATACTCGTTGTTGTCGTTCTTGGCTATGCACTGTTGCTTACACTCCTTTAGCATAAGCTGTTCATCTTCAGAATCACTGTCGACAATGGCCGCCTCTCGTCTAGTGGTGACGGGTTTCTTGGGTTTCTTGCCATCGCGAGCTTCTGAATCATTTTCCTGATGGTCGCTATCAGACTTCTCTCCCTTGGGCTTCGGTTTTGCCCTTTCACGTCTAGTTTTAACTCGTTTCTTGGCTTTCTTGCCGTCTCTTGCCTCAGAATCCTCCTCGCGATGATCACTGTCAGATTTATCCTCTTTAGGTTTGGGTTTTGCCCGTTCTTCTTTCTCAGGTTCTATATGAGAACTTGGTCGAATCGTGTTGACCAAAGTGAACATGGTGGCAGCTTTAACAAACAAAGAAACATAGGTGGCAAGTTTCTTGATGAAAGTCACTGGTGGGGTAGTTTCAAACACTTCTTCTGGTGTAGGTGGAAGTGTTTTCCTTGTGCTATAGGAAGAAGGGAAAATTCTTTTAATGATATCATGGTAGGGTTTGTTAGGAACATCGTCCACCAGTGGTTCTCCTTTCCAGAAGATTTCTCCCTCAACGATGGTCATGCTGGTATCAAAATCATCAACAACAAACGCGTAAGTGCGTTTCTCAAGGCTAGTAAATCCGATAGTTACATCACGCAATTTAATGATGATGGTATCTTCCAAGGAAGAAGTCCGCTCCTCATTATTAAACGTTGCAACGAACGAATAAACATCGCCTGATGCCCACGTTGACATCAGTTGTCGAACAACATTGAACAGATAGAGTTGTTGCATGTATGTAGGTTGAGACATTTTCCCATCGTCCATACGGTAGCCTTTGATCTTATCAAGGTGTGAAAGGGGATCATCCACCAAGGTCTCCCAGTATTCGTCATACACTGCAAGGTACTGATAGTCAGGGGGAGTGTTAATTTCGAACGCTGACACTGATTGATGGTGATGTTCAGTTTGAACACCACAGTGTCGCTTAAAGCTTGATGCGAATTCTGAGTATGTACCAAAAGATCCACTTTGAGTTGTTCCCTTCTTGGGACACATGCCCTTTCGCTTGATGGTATAGTACTTGTCCCTCTCTGCAAAACCTGCTGTGTTTTCTAATTTAGAGAACAGGCTCTTCATTTGTTTGCCGAATTCCAATGTAATACATCTTCTAATGATCATATTCCTGTCGTCTTCCACAAGGGAAGTCCAAATGCGGCTTTTGGAATTTCCGCAAGCCACTACTGTATGATAGCCGTGTACATTGCCATCATCAACTTCAGAAACCAGGAGCTTAAATACGTTCAACATTTCTTGCTGTATGGTAAAGTCATCAAAGAGGATAACTTTGTCCTTACCTTCCGTTCGAATGGTTTCGATGGTTTTGCCCAATCGGAAAAACTCCTGATTAACATGAAGGAGACTCAAACTAGGTATCTGTGACACTGCGTTAGTGACGAGGAAAGATTTTCCACAACCAGAAGGTCCAAGTAGTAGTAATGGGGCTTGTCGTTTGACAGTGCGAATGGTACTTGGACTGATGTTAGCCTGGTTGGTAGCAACAGAACTGATTTGGGATAGAACAGATTCATTAGAAAGTGCTCGTTGCAAATTGTGGAATCTTGGAATCAAGTAGGAAAAGTCCTCTTTATTGTAGAGGAAAGGACTATGTGGTACAGAAATGTACTTGTCTATTCCTGCTTTAATGAGCGTTTGACGATACTTTTCACGAAAGTGAATTTCTCTAACTCTCATCATTGAAGCTAAATTGTCGAGGTTGACTTCACAGATGAATCCCGGATCTCCTGTTTTTGGATTGTGGGAGAAAATGCATTGTTCGTTTCGCTGATCGTATGCAAAGTAGCGAGTTGGGTGCTGAGCAAAGAAATCAGCGTCAGGTTCTTGACCTGGGTGTTCTCGGCACCATTGTTCCATATGAACGTTGGAACAAAAGATAAAATAATGTCGACGACGATGGAAGGTGTCGCGATCATAGATCTCTGCACATCCTTGAGGAAGAAATGCAGCATTGGAAGTGGCGATCATACATGAAGAAGTGAAAGGAGTGCCTTTCTTGGCAGTGTCAGCATGGATAGTGTCACATGCGATGCCAGTTGAATATCGGTGCCATTCCTGTATATCAACACCACCACCATATTGAAGCATATCGTCAATGATGTAAGTGAACTGACCAGTGTAACCAGAGGCATATTTGTCAGCTGTAGTTCGAACATAGGTCGTGCGTCCTGGGAAGGCTTTACGACAAATATCCAAAGCTATGGTAGACTTTCCAACACCTCTACTTCCGTAAAGCCAGAGGAGGACTGGTTCTTGTTTTCCTCCACTTGACTTGATGAGATCTATTCTCCTATTCTTAAGGGCAACGAGATTTTGTTGAATGTCTCGCATGATGGGAGCAAAGTTGAGAAGACTCTTCTCATCTGCGCTGAGCCGAAAGAATTGCTGGTTGAGAATATCAGTCGTTTCTTGAAGTTCCGTGATGTTTTCCATTTGAAGAAGTCCGAAAACATCAGTTTTAGTGTCATCCAGGTACGTGCGGATCCTGTTGTCAAGATCGTTAATACTCGCCGCGAGTTTTGCCAAATTGCGGTGTTTGGTTGAAACGTACGTGGCTCCAAATAGAGTATACATTGATCCTAGAAGAGAATCAATGCCTGCGTCAACATGTGTGCGTACTACGTGTTGAGCAGTGAAAACAGAAGCGAGTTTGACCATGCGTTTTGCCATGTCGCCGATAGCATCGGTTTGGAGTAGGGAATCCATACCGAGGCCAACAACGAACATACCAAGGACACCAATGATAGGTCTTATAAGTGCATGGTTTTCCTCACAAAATTTTATGAATCCAGAGGGCTGTTCCTCTCGTGAAGCGAGAAGATCTATTTTTTCTGGAAGTTGGTACTTGTCAAAATACTGAAGCTTTGCTTCTGTGAGCAAAGTCAAAGGTACTGGATCGGAGTCGATGTATGTAGCCTTAAGAAGAGTAAAGAAAGCACCAATTTCGGGGAGCAAATTTTTAAGCCGAAGAGCGGTCTCGTAACCACCTGCGACCTCATAATTATTGTAAATGCATGCCAGAAGGGCAATTTTACGTGGGATACTGTCTGTATCCAAGAATGAGGTCACATGTCCAAGGGTCGAAACTACTTTATAATCACATAGAAAAGAATCTATGTTGAGGAGCGTCTGTTCAATCGGGGTCGGAGCAGGTTCATCATTTGGAGACTTCGTGATGGTAAGATCATCAGTCGTATCCAAGGATTCTTTGTCGTTTATGTCGATGGGTTCATGGCTGGTTATATTTATAGACGAACCGGTTATGAAATCGTCAAT